ATGCATATCGTTCAACCCATACGAAATTTAGAAAAAATTCAAGAAATAAAAAACTATTTAATTCGAAAAAACAAACGTGATCATTTTTTGTTTATTTTCGGCATCAACAGCGCTCTCAGGATTTCTGACATTTTGCCGCTTAAAGTAAAGGATGTGAGAAACAAAGACCATCTATGGGCAACGGAAAGCAAAACAAAAAAGAAGCGGAAAATCCTCATACTAGAATCATTGAAAGCTGAGATTTATGCTTATACGAGAGACATGAAGGAGCATGAATATTTGTTTAAATCCATCAGAACAAACAAGCCGATCTCGAGAATTCAGGCTTATCGAATATTAAAAGAAGCAGCGGCGGCATGCGGACTTGAAGAAATCGGCACACATACACTCAGAAAGACATTCGGTTACCATTTTTATCAGAGGACCAAAGACATTGCTGAACTGCAGCGGATCTTAAACCATTCTTCTCCATCGATTACCATGAGGTATATCGGAATTGACGAAGATACGACAAGAGCGGCTTATAAAGTATTCGGTGGATTGTAAAGACAAAGTTCTTGAAAATTATCATTTTACGCGCTAAGATAGATAAGTGGTTCAGGCTCTAGTAGCACAGCGGATAGTGCAACAGTTTCCTAAACTGTAGGTCGGGAGTTCGAATCTCTCCTAGAGCGTTTTTTACATAAGATAGGTGCAGGTTAATAATGTCTGTAAAACAGAAAAACCCTTGTGAAACAAGGGTTTTTGTCGTTTTCGTGAGTTTTTTATTTGTGTAAGAACCCGCTGGAAAACGATGTGAATTTATATTATTTTGCACATTTTTTGCACATTGCTATACAAATGTTTTCGCGGTCGGCATTTTTTCAAATAATTCAAGGGTGTTTCGTGTATCTTCTTCACGGAGTTCTTTAATTACATGTGAATAATAATTAAGCGTGGTAGCGGGCAGTCAAAGCCACGAAAGATGAAGCGATGACAGTTGAACAGGCTGCGGAATATCTAAAAGTGCATCCAGATTACATACCGGTGCTCGTGGCAAAGTCAGACGATCTGAAATTGATCGGCGATGAACCTCATTGCCAAGCGTGATAAGACAAATGCTTGGCTCCTTGGGGCGATGGTGGCGGTTTTATTCTTTGCAATTGTGGTTCTGCCGGGGATAGGGGGATGACAGCATGATTAAACAGCAATATGACGATGGCAAAAAGCATATATACGTTCTTTCATACGGAGGGGGCACACAAGCAACGGCCCTTCTCCTTATGGCTTTGAAAGGTGAAATAAATGGTGTTATTCCTGACTATATCATTTTCTCTTCTGGAAAGGCATCAGCACCGATGAAATTCAGCGGGTTAAGCCAAGCCGGGAAAGATGGCAAGTAGCCGAGCATCCTTTGGTTGATGTGGCTTTCATAGATCGTTCACGCTGCATTACCTATGTTGAACGTGAAGGGCTTGGGACACCGGCAAAGTCTAGCTGCATCGGCTGCCCTTTTTATGACTTTAACACATGGCTTGACATGAAGATGAAAGACCCCGATTCATGGAAAGACGCGGTGGAAATAGATCGGCTTATTCGGAAGCTGCCACGTTTCAAAAATAACGCCTTTCTACATAAGTCCGGGAAGCCTTTGGAGGAAATTGATTTCAATGAGGATCAGCTCGACATTGATCATTTTTTGAATGAGTGGGAATGGATGTGCGGTGTTTGATCGAATGCAGCTGCCCTGAATATGATTACGCTCAATACAACGGAATTAAAAAAAGATAGGGATGAAAGTCCCTATCTCCTGAAAAGATTAAACCCAGCCTTGATAAAAGCCAGTCCAAGATCCGTCACTATTTTGCCATGCATCTTTTAAATAAAATTTTGTACCGAAAACTTCAATTACATTTTTCAGTTCTGCTCTAGAATTAGCCCCTAGATAATAATCTTGTAAAACCGCTTGGGGTGATACTGATTCGTGATTTGTACTATGGTTTGTAGGGCTTGTAGCAAAGGCAGGAGCGGCAGAAACAAGTAAAACAAGGGACAATGCAGAACCAGTTAAAACTTTTTTCAATTTCATTTTAAACACTCCCTTTGTTTTTTAGTACAACTGTATTATCTCTTTATATACAAAAATATACAAGGGAATTTTTGTTAATGTTTTGTGAACTTAGTTTAAATATAGAAAACCGACCAAATGCGTGTTGCCAGAAATGCAGCTGTAGCATAGGCGTTGAGGAGGAGATTATAAATTGATAGAATGAAATGGAAATAATAAGTGAGAAGGGGAACTAAATGAGTTTAGATCAAGCTTTAAGTGAATTATTTAAGTTATTAAAGATCCCTGGTATTTTAACTTGTATATTCTTTATTTTAAAGAATATTAAACCTGTTTCTTTTTTTTTCGGCTATGTTGTTGAACGAAAATTGTTTTCAAAAGAACAAATGTTTAGCTTTAAAGCAATTAAACATGTTTTAAATACGTTATTATGGATGATTGTATTATATCCAACTACATTTTATATTAGGGACATTATATCCGATCCTAATGATTTTTTTCCTATGTGATTGTAATTGTTGGTGGGATTATATGGGGTGTAGTGAATATAACAGAGGATCATGAATTTCTCTTTAAAAGCCGTGAAGGAATTAACAAGCCAATATCACGGTCGATGGCGTACAAGATTCTCAGGGCCGATGCTGAGTATGTGGGTTTAGATGACATCGGCACGCATACATTGAGGAGCACATTTGGCTATCACTTTTACAAACAAACAAAGGACGTGGCTATGCTGCAGAAGATTTTTAACCACTCGGACCAACGGACAACACTGCGATATATCGGAATCAATCAAGAGGCCATGAACAACGCCATGAAGAAATTTAAAATATAACCTGGCTCATCCAAAACAACAAGGATGGGCCTTTTTCTTTTCATTTTTCTTCAATTCCTCAAAAATAACAGGTGTGTAATTCATTTTAGGGATATTGGTTAAAAACAGAGAGGACAAGGGATTGGCTCAGTTCGGCGAGTTGCACAGTTAAAACATATAGGTAATTCGTGGATTATGTGGATAATAAGGTACAATAGAGAAAAAGAATGGATTTAGGGAGAGGGTAAAAGTGGAAAATTTTCAAATTATTATTTCTATAATAACGACTTTATTTACTGCTGTAGCTGCTACAGCCTCTTTTTATGCAGCAAGGGCAGCTGCAAAGAGTAACGAGATTACTATGGAGGAAATTAAAAAAAGGATATACCTGTACTTGATGTTCCACCAAAAAAAATTAAAGGGGTATTAGATGTAGAATGGGATTTTCTTAAACAATGGGAGGGTGGAGATGAAAATCATTTGAAAAACTATGCGGCTGATTATTACATTAATTTGGATAATATAGGTAATATACCTGCTAGAAACGTTGTAATGCAATTTGAATATACAGGGTTTGAAGAATATGTAGCATTGTACTCAAATGAAAGAGGAGGATGGAAAAGTACAGAATACCCTATCCTTTTTCATGTAGAGAAAGACAGAAAAAAAGGTTTTTATTATCTGAATTTTTTTCAAGATGTAGAAAGTAATCCGAAGTTTGTTCGTACAGTTGTATTTTCACAATACGAAAACTTAGGAACGGTACAGCCTTCAAAATATAATACCGAGTCTACAAAGGTTCACCTCCCATTGTTTTATGTATACCTGTTGAATTTTAAAGCATGTAATAAAGAGTTGGAAATTTTCGAGTTGTTTTTAGTCTTAAAATACACTGATTCTTACGGGGTTAAATATGAACAAAAAATTAAATTTAATCCAATATTCAACTCATTTAAACATACGAAATCAGAAGTGTCATTTTTCGGGAGGATTTTAACTGAAGAAATTTATACTAAAAAGCATTCATAAGATTTTGGCACAAACTTGGCATTATAACGGCACACCATTTTGTTTTATGTAAGGTATTATGGTAATAGGTAATAACTGTCGTGCGTTTGGTTAAGGAGGAGAGATTTATGGAGGGGAGTAAAGGTATAGATTTGTTTGATTGGGTGTTTTTATTGTTACCTATATTCTTAACAGTAGGACTGGGTTGGTTTGTTAATTCTAAGTTAGAAAAACAAAAAAGCACAATTCAAAAAAGAATTAATAACTTCAGTTTATATAATGAGAAGAAACATATGTGCTTATCCGAATTATATAAACTAATTAAAGAAGCAGAGGGATATATTTTTTATTTAAGAGGTTTAAGACAAGGGTATTCTTTCGATGATTTCAACTCAATAGATATTGTAAATTATTTAGATAAAATAAATGCACCTCGAAAAGTTATTAATGAAGTTAAATATTTGTGGGATGAAGAAAAAGTTGAAGAAGCGAAAAGGAAAATAAGTACATATGAAAGTTTAAGAGATAATCAATGTGCAGAAAATGCTCTGACTAATGCTAAAAACTACTTTCTTATGCATGAGTTATATATAACGGACGATTTAGTTAAAACAATAGAGGAGTGTTTTACAAAGTTAGAAAAATTAAAAAGGAACTATGATTTTCCTGATGAGCAAACTTTACTTGAAAATGATGGTTTAAAGGATGAAATTAAAAATGAAATTGAATTATTGAGAGACAGAATGAAAAAAGAATTATCAATGTATCAGTAAGGATCATCACTCTTCTTTCTTTACTTTTAAACTGATTCCGGTAAATTGTTCGATAAATTTTGCAAATGGTCCATTGTCACTCTCTTTTGCCGATAATAAGGGTGGGAGGGAAGATTTTGAAACTTAATTTCAAAGACATAGTACTTATATTTATCATTCTATCTTTATTTGTTGGAGACCTACTTCTTTATTCAGGAATTTTAAATGCATTCTTTAAAGACAAAGAAGCCATTTGGGCTGGATTAATTGCTTTTATAGGAGCGATATTAGGTGGCGCAATCACATATTACGGCGTTAAACTTCAAATTCAGCATAGAGAAAAGGAAATTTTCATGAGTAATGTAACTGAGACTTTAACAAAAATTAATGAGTTAAAGAGTTTTCTAGCGCCTAGTTTCAACAGTTTTTTTATAGTTGAAAACTTTCATATGGAAGAGGACAAAAAGGCCAAGTTGCTTAAAAGTTACATCATAGAATTTAATAATGTTTTAAATTCTAACAAAGATATTGTTTACAAATATCTTGATTATGAATTAGTCGAGCTAATTGATTTCCATCAGAAATTTTTACGTTTAATTTCTTTGAAAAATAGTTATAATGATATGCAACAAGGTATGGAAAAATGCCGAAATATTTATAATGTGCTGAATAACGGTATAGTTAGAATTAAGGAGAAATATAGAAGATATAAAAGGTTAGAATGAATTAAAAACCAAATTAAGTTCTAAAAATAGATTTATTCAAGAGACTGCGCTTTCCCAAATGGGAGGGCGCTTTTTTATTTGGGTAGTTGCATACCACTGAAGGCGATCAGGTGCACATGTGAACCTGAGGAAAGGAACGTTTGGGGAGTGTCAGCCCTTTAAACAGTCTTAACCCCGAGAGTTTTATATTCTCTGTAAAATGCATCCGGTAAATCTCAGGGAGAACGATTGGCGGTTAACGGCATGAGTGCGGTGGCAGCACTAAGAAAATTAAAGTAGCACAAAAGGAAATACAAGCAGCTATGGACAAACTCAAGAAGGAGATGGACGTCCCCCCACCCGTAAATCCCTAGAGGACGTTTGCCGGAGACCGCGCTCCCCTCCCCATTTTGAAAAATTCCCTAAATGAAAATTCGGAAGGAGGTGAGGGAATGGCTAGACCGCGGCAACCAGTGGATTTGTTACTTTATAAAGGTAAGAAAAACTTGACAAAACAAGAGATTGAGGAACGTCGAGAACAAGAAATAAAGGCGCCGAGCGACAAAGTTAAAGCTCCATCATATTTGCCGAAAGACTTAAAAAAAGAGTTTAAAAAGATAGCGGACGAGCTTAAAAACATCGGAATTATGACCAATTTAGATGTTGATGCGCTTGCCCGTTTTTTGTTTGCCCGAAAGTTATATCTGCAAGTAACGGAGCAGTTGCTTGAGCGAGGTCCAATGAAAACAGTGATTGTAAGAAAATTCGACGACGATGGAAATGTAATAGGAGAAGAAGAAAAGATTGTTCCAAATGATGACTATTCCGAGCTATTGATTAATCAAGACAAGTTGTTTAAACAATGCCGGCAAGCTTCTAGTGATTTAGGGCTTACTATTTCCTCGCGCTGTAAACTTGTCATTCCGAAAAAAGACGATGGGAAACCGAAAACTAAAGAGGAAGAGCGGTTCGGAGGCCGCGTGTGATGCAAGAGATTACTGCCGAAATTCTCATTGAACGGGTATGGTCATACGCTGAGAAAATCCGTTCCGGTGAAATAAAGGCAAGCAAAAAGCATAAATGGGCTGTAGAGCGCTTTTTTAAAGATGTTGACAGGCTCGCAGAAGATGACAGCCCTTATTACTTTGATGCTGAAGCCGTTGTAGATTTCTATGAATGGTCGCGGCAATTTAATCATGTGGAGGGTATACTTGCCGGACAGCCGATTGAATTAACAGACTTTCAGCTTTTTATTGCGGCCAATATATACGGATTTTACAAAAAAGAAAATGGTGCACGCCGTTTCCGAAAGGCTTACATCCAACTGGCCCGTAAAAACGCTAAATCACAATTTTTAGCTTTAATAGCTTCATATGAGATTTTCCCGACGCAAGAAAAACATCGGGTATTTATCGCCGGCTGGTCCCGTGAACAATCAGACGAGGTATATCAAGCCATCCTTGAGCAGCTACATCATGCGCCAATACTAAAGGGGAAATATACCTCTGCTAATGGTCGCGTGAAAAAATATAAAACGAACTCAATTATCCAGCCTCTTTCCCGAGAGGCCCGGAAGCTCGGGGACGGTAAAAACCCATCATTGGGAATTGTGGATGAATACCACGCACATGAAACAAGTGAGATTTACGACGTTCTTGATAGTGGGATGGTCGCCCGACGTAGTCCGTTAATGGCCGTTATTACAACAGCGGGATTTAATATGGAGCGACCGTGTTTTAAGGAATATCAATATGCGAGTAAAATTCTTGATCCGGACATAGATACTGAGAATGACGATTATTTTGTTATGATCTGTGGACTGGACCCGGAAGATGACATAAAAGATGAATCAAACTGGATTAAGGCCAACCCGATTGTAGCAACGTATCCGAGGGAATGGAGTCGTTACGCTCCGCATTAAAAGTGGCACTTGAAGTGCCTGAAAAGATGCGCAGCTTTCTCACTAAAAATATGAACCGTTGGGTAGATCAAAAAGACTCGCAGTGGTGAAATTCCTGATCTGCATGGGCTGCCCGTTTACCTTGGCCTTGATTTATCAATGACAACAGACTTAACCTTCGTTGGTTATGTAGCTTTGCAAGACAGTTTTTTCTATGTCGGTCAACATTCTTTTATGCCTGAAGCCCGCGCAAAGGAAAAAATGGCCGACTGATAAGGTGCCGTATGATCTGTGAAGGGATATGGGATATATCACTTATACGTCTGGCGAAACAGTTGACTATCAATTAGTCGAACAGTGGATCATTGAATTTATCCATAAAAACCGTTTTAGGCCACAAGAAATGGCATATGACAAGTGGAACGCTCTTCATTTAGCACAACGGCTTGAATCAAAAGGGCATACCATGGTGGAGTTGCCGCAAAGAATCAATCATCTGTCATTGCCAACTAAAAGCTTTCGAGAGAAGGTCTATGAAGGGAAAGTGGTACATGGCGATGATCCTGTTTTAACGTGGGCGATCAATAATGCAATTACGAAGATGGACCCGCAAGAAAATATCATGCTGGATAAAGCAAAATCACCGCAGAGAATTGACCCTATTGCGGCTGTTATAAATGCCTATGCCAGGGCGATGTATCACGATACAAACCAAAAAGTTGATTTGAATGAACATTTTGGTTCCGATAATTTCAGTTTTTAGGATGTGAGTAAATGAAAAGGACTTTGAAAAAGGTCAAAGCTTTTTTTGAGTGGATTTTTCATCCCAGGTTTATAAAAGCAATGTTTTCTTTTTTCTGCTTAATATTAAACGATCTGCTGTTTATGGCGGGAGCTGCCTTTATCCTGACAGCTGTCTATAGATGGAGTACAAACATCGGTCTTATCCTGCCGGGTGTCTTTTTTATGTTTTATGCGTACCTCATATCAAAGAAAGCGAGGTGAAATAGATGCTGCTTGAACGAATGTTTGAGAAACGTTCCGGCACCTCAGATAGTGAATATGGCTTCAATAACATTCTATTAAACATGTTCGGCGGCCAGAAAACAGCAAGCGGTGAAACTGTAAATGAAAGAAATTCATTAGTGCAGCCTGACGTTTTTGCATGCGTAAATGTATTATCTGATGATATTGCAAGCATTTTGAGCTTTCAATTCATCAACGGGAGAAGGTACCCGCCCGCTTTCAATCTGCTTTTCTAGGGCTTTTTTCTTCATAGACAATCAGATTAGCTGTTCCGCTGAGTGCGATAGAAACGACGGCACCGCCTACCGGTACGTATGTTACTTCAGCAAAGACTCTAATTTTGCTTTCGTCTTCGGCCCGTATATGCCATCAGCAGTCAATCTAAAGACATATTAGACAGTGTTGAAGATTTTTACAAAGATGATACACTCAGAAAATCAGCTATCACGTTTCTAAATCTAGAACATAACGATCCAACTAAACAAAATTGATGAAACAGGGCACTCTACATAGTGTGTCCTCTTTTGGGCAAAACGTTCCTGTCTACCACGGATAAACAGCAGATGGCATTTATGGCCCGAAAACGAAAGCGAAAATCTTGTCCTTGTTATAATATAAAGCCTTCCGTAAGGGAGGGCTTTTTTGTTATTTTCGGTTAATTAGGAAAATTGCGGTATTTTTTCGTTTACATAAAATGAGAAGTTGGTGGAAAATAAAAACAAAAGAGAAGGAGGGGAATGCATGGATAAAGTTTTACCGTCTTCACATGTAGGCGTTAAAATTAACGAATGGTACAGGATGATTCGTCAATTTAGTGTGCCAGACGCGGAAATTTTAAAAGCCGAAGTGGAACATGAAATAAAAGAAATGGAAGAAGATGAATATTTACTTATTTATTACTCTCTCATGACTTTTCGTCATCAACTTATGTTGGATTATTTAGATCCGGAAGTAAAGTACAGGACTGACAGGCCAACCATCATAGAACTACTTGATAAGATTGAAAAACCACAGAAAACACTTACCGGTCTCTTAAAATATTACTCACAGTTTTTTCGCGGAATGTACGAATTTGATCAGAAACAGTATGTGGAAGCAATTAATTTCTATCGTAAAGCAGAAATGGAGATTCATTTTGTCACTGATGAAATAGAACAAGCTGAATTTCATTTTAAATTGGCAGAGGCTTATTATAATATGAAACAGACACACGTATCTATGCATCACATTCTAAAAGCGTTAGAAATTTATGATCGAAACCCGCTTTATACTGTCCGCAAAATTCAAAGCTTATTTGTAATAGTGGGTAATTACCTTGATTTTAAACATTACGAAAAAGGATTAGAACATCTTGAGGAAGCCTTAAAGCTTTCGAAAGAATCCGGCCATAAAAGGCTGGTTTCCTCAGCTCTTTATAATTTGGGTGAAAGTTATCACTACATGGGACAAGAAGAAAAGGCTGAAACGTATTTGAAACAAGCAATTGAGATAGGTAAAGAAATGAAATTAAGGACTCTGCCCCATTCATATTATTCACTATCCATAGTATTATTTAAACAAAAGAAAACAGCCGAGGCAGGCCAAGCGTTAAAAGAAGGTTTAATAACAGCAGTAAAATACGATGACAATTTGTTTTGCTTATTAACCGAGTTTTTATACGTTTTATATGCTGAACCGATTAATCAAGACAGCCTTGTGGAAATTTTAAGTAAGCTTGAAAATATTCATATGTATTCGTATGTCGAAGAGTTGACACTTTTAACAGCAAATTTTTTCAAAGAAATGAAGGACTTTGAAATTGCTACATTTTTTTATGATAAAATGGTGGAGTCTCAACTTCAAATACAGCGGGGGGATTGTTTGTATGAATATTAAAAAAGCAATTTGTTTCTCTGTTTCTGCTTTCGCTATCACAATCGGTGTTATTGCTTTTGTAGGAAACACAACTCAGCTACATCAGGATCAGGATGCAGCCAAAACTGATAACGAGGTAATACAACTAGCAGCGCGACTGCAAACATGA